TGCTAAGAATCCTTATGTTCAAATGGTTGTTAACACAATTCTTAAACAGGCTAAAACTACAAACTGGGATGTTATTAATTCTGATGAAGAGGATGAAACAGATTATACTAAAGACATTGAAGAAGTAAAAAAAGTACTTAACTTTCCTAACCGGAGTGGTGATGGTTTCTGGGATGTGTTCGGACCGTTTCTTAGGGATGTGTTAGAGATTGATTCTGGGGTGATTTGGAAGTGCCGAAGTGGTGGAAAGCTAAAAGAGCTTTTTGTGTATGATGGCAGTCAATTCTTGTTTGATATAGATGAACACGCAATAATAAAAGGTTTTTACCAGTATAGTTATCGTAGCCCGAATAATACCCCGTTGTATTATGAAACTAAAGACTTACTTTATGGCCAGATGAATCGTAGTACTGAATCCTACCCATACGGATTTTCTCCATTGCAGAGTGTTATGCAAGAAGTAGAAGTCATGATACAAAGCACTCGTTATAATAAGGAGTTTTTTGAGAATAACGCAATGCCAAATGCTATTGTCAGAACTAAGATGGATGAAAACCAACTTCAACGTTTCAAAAGTTATTGGCAGAATGAAATGAGAGGAAAAGCTCACAAGATTGCTTTCATGAATAGTGATGAAGTTGACTTTGTTGAAATGAGTACTAAACTTAAGGATATGGAGTGGCTTGAGGGTCAGAAGTGGTATTTCAGAACTATTTTTGCTGCTTACGGACTTAGTCCTCAAGAATCAGGTTTTTACGAGAATAGTAACAGGAGTACTAGTGAGAGTCAAGAAAGAGTTAGCGTGCGTAATGCTATAAGGCCGTATTATGAGCTTATTGAAAATCAGATTAATCATGAAATAATTCCTGAAATTATAGGTCATGATAAAGTTAAGTTTGTTTTCTTTCCTGAAGATAAAGCTGAGGAAAAGATTGAGCATGATCAGAATATGGCTTTGCTTGACAGGAATGTTATAACTATTAATGAGTTTAGGCGAGGTCAGGGGTACGAGCCTGTTGAGTGGGGTGATGAGCCTTTTGCTTTTACTCAGCAGGATCGGTTTATGGAAAATTCACAAAATGATCAGAGTACTGATGAAAAAACTAATTCTGTTAATGAAAAAAAAGATTCTGAAGATGAGAAGGTTGGAAGAGAAGAAATTAGACGTTTGTACCTTAAGTTATTAGATAAGAGTGCTGAACTCAAAAAGAAAAGTGGGGCGTAAAAATTGAGTAATAGCGATAGTAGTAAGGCCGCAACTGATAGAGGTCATGAAAGCTATGCTAATGATGCTAAAGCTCAACGTGTTATTCTTGTTCTTGATGATTCTAGTGTTCCTTCTGGAGGTACTGGTTTTCCTGTAAGACTTACTAATAGTACTGCCACGATTGGTAGTGTTCAGATTAAAGATGGAACTGCAACTATAGGAACGGTAAAAGTTATAGATGGTGTTGGAATAAAAATATACGATACATCTTCTGGAACGTATAAAGGACTTCAGTGGAATGCTGAAGCTCCACAAGTTTGTAGTCAAGATTATGGATGGGCAGTAGCAGAAGGAGATATTTCAGGACATACTCCTTGGATGAAAATAGGATATGGAACAACTACTGCTAATGTTGAAAGTGATATTTGGAGTAAAGGAGATATTTACGTTTTTCCTACAGTTGCTACTAGTATGAGTGTTGCAAGTACTGATAACGTTAATGATAAATCCGGTGGTACTGGTGCTTTAAAAGTTACTTTATACTACTTAGATGAAAGTTGGAATTCTCAAACAGAAGAAGTAACTCTTAATGGAACTAATTATGTTAATACAGTTGCTACTAGTATTTATCGTATTAATGGTTTTCGGGTTACAAGTGCTGGAAGTACTGGAAAGTCAGCAGGAAATATTATTTTGGTAGATAAGGAAACTAAAACAAAATTTTATGGATTCATAACTGCGGGATTTACTCGTTCAAGAAATAGTGTGTATACAGTTCCATTAGGTAAGAGTTTGTATGTTACTCAGTTTTTGATGAGTTGGGCTTACGCTAGTAATAGTACTCATTATGCAAGAATGTATACTAGAGCTACGTATAATGAAGGTGTTAGAACTCCTGGTATTTTTTATCCTTATTCAGAAGCGGTTTGTAGTAATAATAGTATTTTTGTTCCTTTGAGTGTTCCTACAAGATTTTCTGAAAAAACTGATATTAAAGTTAGTGTTCTTGCTGATTTTTTAGGTATTGTAGGTTGTACTCTTAGGGGGTGGCTTGAGTAAAATGTTTGAGCTTGAATTTAAGGATTTTTGGAAGTTATACGAGACTCAGAAGAAGTTGCGTAATGAGGACTTTCGTACGCTGCACTATAAAGAATTGAGTGATGGTTTTGTTTTGTATTTGAAGAGTAGGGAGTTTTGGGAGTACTTTTGCGTGGTTAGTAAAGATGATTTGTTAAGTTTTGGTTTTGTTTTTGATAATGATGTTTTTGAGGATTTTAAAAAAATTGTTTTATTTGATGCAGTTAAGCTTAAACCTGAAATTATTATTGAAGAACCGATTGTTGTTTCTGATGAAGTTATAACTAAAGAAGTAAATAATGATTTTGTTACTGAGAGTGATGCTAAAAACTATGATGAATTTCTCTCAAAAACTTTTAATAATTGGGAAGAAAAAATACTTGATAACATTGATAGGACGATTAAAGATGAAATACAAAAAGAAGTACTTCAAAAGACTTTCGGAGAGTTTTTACAACGATTGTTTAATACTGTTAACACGAGTAAGTTTTTTGACTCAATCAAGCGTGTTATCAAAATTGAGTATAATTCTGGTGTTGAAAATGCAGAAAAAGAACTAAACATGGATATTGGTATTAAGGCTGACATGAATAACTATTTTAACCTGATGACTAGTAGGCAGATTGATGGTTTTACGATTCCAGGTGGTGACCGGTGGAATGGGCTTAAAGGAGTTAGTACTGAGCTTACTCATGGAGTTATGAAAATTGTTAATACTGGAGTTGATGAGCGTAAGAGTTTAAAGGATATTAAAAATGAGATAAAAGAATTAATGATTACTTATAAAGGTGGTACTCACGTGAGTGGTGAAGTTACTGATGGTAGGGCTATGAAAATTGCCAGGACAGAAACAAATCGTTTTCACAACGTTGCTAAGAATAATGCGTACAAAGAAAGTGGTTTATCTGGTAAGAAGATGTGGGATGCATTTCTTGATAACCGAACAAGCGACGTGTGCAAAAGACTTAATGGTCAAATAGTAGGTTTTGATGAGAATTTTAAAGATCCTCTTACTGGTGAAGAATACCCACACCCTCCAAGCCATCCTAATTGTCGTAGTGTCATACAATTTATTCCTGACTAATCACATTTTATTTATATACCCTTTCTAACAATACAAAATAGCATGAGCGATTTAGAAACATTTCATGCATTCATGCCAATAACAAAAAACGTTAACGGCGGTTTCGTTGGAGTTCTATCAGATACTAGTCTTGACCGTGATGAAGAATTCATGACAAAAGAACTACTTGAGACATGGGCAAGTGATAATACCCCATTGCCGATGCTTGCTAATCACGAAAACAAAATAGAAAAACTCATTGGCGGATGGACAAACCGTAAAACTGTTTCTAAAGGTGAAAACACTGTACTTGTAGCCGAACCATTTTTTCTTAAGACCAACCCCTTAGGTGTACAAGTTGAGCGAATGATTGAAGAAGCCTTAGAAAAGGGTTTGAATCCAGGGATTAGTATTGGAGCAATACCAAAAGAGACTATTGAAAAAACTGTTAATGGTATGAAAAAGAGGGGTTTTAGTAAGGCTGAGATTGTTGAGGCAACGGTTGTTCCTATTCAGAGTAATCGTAATGCTACTTTTCAGTCTATAGCTAAAAGTTTTGATCTTGTTTTTGAAAAAAAACAATCAGAGATTATTGAAAACAAAATTGATTCGGAGGTTCAAAAAATGACCGAAAACATTGAAGTTCCTAAAGTAGAAGTTCAGGATATGAAAAAACTTTTAGAACTAGAAACAAAGAAGTGTACAGATGAAGTGTCTGTTCTTAGAAAGGAAATTGTTGAGCTTAAAGAGCTTTTGAAAAAACAACCGGTTATGGATAAACCATCAGAACAAGCAGAAGTGTATAGTATTGAGAAAGCTTTGTCTTTGATGCGTGGAGGTAAGTAAAATGTCATTCTCAAATGTTGGAAGTTTTTCAAATGCAGAAGCTGATTGGGCTTTTGATAAAACATTTGGAAAAGCAGGAATAAGCAATGAACAGTGTTATTATGATCCTATTGGAAATCATACTGGTAAAAGTATTGATTTACGAATGGATATTGCAAAAGCATTGATAACTAAAGGTCCAAGTATTGGTAACACTACAGGTGGAACTTTTACAGAGTATGGTTTGATGCCAAGCTTTTTAGAACCTACTATTGTTGACAGGACTGTTAGGGAAACACCTCTTGTAAGGTTACTTCCTAGAAGAGCTGTTAGAGGTAGAAGTTACGTGTATAACGTAGTTACTGCTAAAGCAGGAGCTGCATTTCTTGGTGATGATGCAAGTCTTTCAGTTCAAGTAGACTCGAGAGCAGTTGCAACAGTTCAAATGAAGTACTTGTATGCAGTTGGAAGCGTAACAGGTCCAGCTCTTGCTAGTGGAAGCGGATACATAAACCTTTTAGCTGAAGATATTCGTGTTAAAACAAGAAGTATGTATGAAGCTTTGGAAAACGAAATAGTTAATGGAAGTACTACAACTAATGCTAATGGATTTAATGGTCTGCGAACTTTAATCTCGACAAATTCAGCTAGTAATAGTGGTGCTGCTTTAACTTTGGATAACGTAAGAACTGATATGGCAACAATCTTTAACGCAAATGGTATTTGTGATTTGATTGTCATGGATGCAGCAACTCTTAACAAGGTTAAAGGTTTGCTTATGGACTTCCAGAGAAATATTGAAAGACCTTCTGGCCAGATGGATTTTGGTATTCCAGATGCTTTCATGTTTGATGGAGCACTTTTTATTAAGGATAGGTATATGCCAACAACTGCTGGTAGTAGAGAAGTATTGTACCTAGACACTAGATATGTTTTCCTTGCAGTACTACAAGACATTACATATCAGGAAATGGGAATAACACATGACGCAACCAAGTTTTATTTGAAGTGGTATGGTGCGCTTGTTGTTACATTTGAAGCAGCAATGGCTACAAGAACTAGCCTTGAATAAGGAGGTAATAAAATGACAGCAATACTAATCGGAGATTGTAAAGTTGAGAAAACACATGGAGGTTTTACTTCTTGTGTTATTCTTACAGCAAACACGGCAGATACAGGTGATACTGTTGATATTAGTTCAATACTTCCAGCAGATTATAACATTGTTGACTTCACCGTTTGGAATGTTAGTTACGGAACTGTAGGAGTAGGAAGTTCATTTTCAACAGCAACAGGAACTGTAACACTTGGAGATTTTAGCTCCAGAACTAATTGCATGTGGGCTATTAATGTCAAGTATGTTGACTACACTATTGACACACTACCGTAGAGGCTAAAACATGACTAGCTTTACAGTTTTGAAAAAAGTTCAAACAGCCGACCCAACAAGAGAAATAGTTGTTCTTCACGGAGATAGCGGTTACACTTACACTAGTACCAAGTTTGGTACTCTTCAAGGTGGACACGTTACTAGAGGAAGTTCAACAATGACAGCAGTAGCAACTCTTTCAGTTAGTACAAATGTTGCAACAATAACTGCTAACAGTATGAAGAACGAACGTATTTATCTTGAACTTTGGGGATAAGCAAATAATTTTTTTTTCTTTTATTTAATAAATTTTTTTCCCTATAGAGATGCGGAGGATTGATAATAATGAGACTTGATGTTGTACAACCTAGAGATTCTAATAGCCGAACTTTATTTGAAGTTCAAGTGCTTAAACAAAGAATTAGTTATACTGCTGATTCAATGCCTGAATATGTTGGTCTTGCTATTCCTGGTACTAATACTACTGCTACTGGTTGGCAGATTAAAAAAATAACTTATTCAGGAACTAATGCTACTCAGATTGATTGGGCTGATGGAGATTCAAAATTTGATAATACTTGGTCAGACCGTGCTACTCTTGGTTACTGGTGAGGTGAAAGTAATGAATATAAGAAAAATAAGCTTTTTTGTTGTAGCTTTATTATGTGTTGCTTTACTAGTAAGCGCTGGTAATTACAAAGCCATTTACAATCCAATTGTTGGAAAAATGGATTACGTTAATAATGGAAACTTTTCAGGAATTAACGTGACTCTTGGCGGTGGAAACGTATCAGATGTTCAGTGTGTACTTTTTACGTCTGGTGGGCAAATTTGTGATAGTCCTTAGTGAGTTGATAAGATGTGTATAAACAAGAATTACTTCGTAATTATTTTTCTATTAGTTATAACACTTACGGGATGCCAAAAAATAGAGTATCCTAGTACTGAAGCAAATTTTGAAGTAAACTATACTAATCCTCCTTTTGGAATATTTACTAATTCAACATATGATGCTACAAATTTAGACATAAGAATTGTTAACTTGTCTACTCACGTATTTAAGTTTGATACTGAAGTTTCAGGTCTAACTGTTAAAGATTATAGTGTTAACAAAAATCATGGTGTTGTAAGAGAAGAAGAACAACCAAGACTTACTTATTATGGTTGTAAAGGAATTACGTGTTACAACTTTACTGGAAACACTACTAATGCTACAGAAATTACTTTACCAGCAATGACATACTCAGCTAATTTTACTTTAATAGTTACCCTTACGCCTTGGGGTGTTGAAACAAACCAAATGATTTTAAGTGACTATTCAGACTTTCCATACATTGCATTAATAAGTACTGCTTACCAGTTTAGGTTTGGAAGTGGTACAACTGAAAGACTTGCTTGTGGTGGTGCTTCTGTTGGCACTACTCAAACTATGGCTTTTAGAGCTTTTGAAACTTCAACAGACTCAACTCTCAGTAACGTAAGTATTTTCAAAAATGGTATTTTATGCGCTACAGATAATATTGTTGATAATAACAAGGTTATTGCTAGAATTGTTATTGGTGGTTATAGAAATATTAAAAATGCGGGTCTTAATTCGTCAATGGATAATTTTTACTTTTTTAACAATACGATATTAAGTGATGCTGAAATACTTGAGTATTCTACTGGTAAAAAATCAAGAAATGATTACATTCCAAAATATCAAGAAATAAGTTCTTTTACTAGTTCAGG